AGGCTGGAGTGCGCACCATCGAGCTTTGGGAGCCATTGCGCGGGGGCGTCAGTGTTGGTGACACGGTGCGTTTGGTCACCGGATGTGACAAGCGGTTTGCGACATGTCGGCTGAAGTTCAACAACTTGCTAAATTTTCAGGGGTTTCCTGACATTCCGAGCGAAGACTGGATGATGGCTGTCCCCAAGAAAAGCGGGAGCAATTCGGGTGGGAGTCTTAGGTAATGCATGACCCAATTGATATCGTCACGGCGGCGCGGGGCTGGATCGGGACCCCCTATCGGCACCAGGCTTCGGTCAAGGGTGCAGGCACTGACTGCCTTGGGCTTGTGCGTGGCGTCTGGCGCGAAGTTCTGGGGCGCGAGCCGGAAGTGCCCCCTGCATATACGTTGGACTGGTCTGCGCCTCAGGGTCAGGAATTGATGGGGGAAGCCGCGCGTCGACATCTGCGAGAACGGCCTTTGGGTGCGTTTGAGCCGGGGAGCGTTCTGTTGTTTCGGATGCGGGCGCAATCGGTCGCGAAACATGTTGGCATCGTCACAGAATGTGGGGCGGCGCCGGCATTCATTCATGCCTATTCGGGGCATGGCGTTATCGAAAGCCCTTTGAGCGCGCCTTGGGCGCGGCGCGTTGTGGCGTGTTTTGGATTTCCTGAGGAGACAAGCTAATGGCTACGATTGTTCTTTCGGCTGCGGGTGCGGCGATCGGCGGCTCGATTGGTGGGACCGTTGCAGGAATCTCTTCGGTTGCAATTGGGCGCGCGATCGGGGCGACGGTTGGGCGCGCGATTGATGAGCGGCTTCTTGGAGCGGGTTCGGAACCTGTGGAAACAGGCAAGGTTGAACGGTTCCGGTTGACCCAGGCCGGAGACGGCGCAGCCATCCCACAAGTGTTCGGCCGGATGCGGGTTGGGGGGCAGGTGATCTGGGCCTCGGATTTCAAAGAGAGTTCGACCACGACGGGTGGCGGCAAAGGACGTCCGAGACAGCCCAAAACGACGACCTACAGCTATTCGGTGTCACTGGCGATTGCGATTTGTGAGGGTGAGATCGCGACCGTTGGTCGGGTCTGGGCCGACGGCGAGGAAGTGTCGCGCGAGGATCTGAACATGCGGATCTATCGCGGGACCCGCGACCAACTTCCGGATCCAACCATGGAGGCCGTAGAAGGGGGCGGGGAGGTTCCAGCCTATCGCGGAATGGCTTATGTGGTGCTGGAAGACATAGCCTTGGGTCAGTTTGGCAATCGCGTTCCTGCGTTTTCATTTGAAGTCCTGCGGCCTGAACAGCCTCAGGCACATGCGTATCAAGAAGATTTGGCCCAATCTGTGCGCGGTGTCGCGATGATCCCGGGAACCGGAGAATATTCTCTGGCAACTGAGGGGGTTTACTATTCCAAAGGCGCAGGGAGTTCCTGGCCTGCGAACCTCAATTCTCCGTCCGGGAAATCTGATTTTCTGACTTCGCATGACGCGCTGCAGGAGGAGTTACCTTCATGTGATGCTGTTTCCTTGGTCGTGTCGTGGTTCGGCAATGATCTGCGGTGTGGTGAATGTTCAATCCAACCGAAAGTGGTCCAGAAAGAAGCGGAAGGCACCAACATGGCTTGGTCCGTTTCTGGGCTGGATCGTGCTAACGCCCTGGCCGTCAGTATTGAGGACGGGCGTCCTGTCTACGGTGGTACGCCCTCGGATGCGGCAGTCGTCCAGTCGATTCAACATATGCGGGCCTCTGGGCAGCGGGTGATGTTCTATCCGTTCATTCTAATGGACCAGTTGGAAGGGAACGGCCTTGCGAACCCTTGGACCGGAGAGCCCGATCAGCCGAAATTGCCTTGGCGTGGTCGAATAACGTTGTCGGAAGCCCCTGGGCGCGCGGGGTCTCCTGACGGGACCGCGCAGGCGGATGCTGAGGTTGCTCAATTCGGGGGGACGGTTTCGGCTTCTGATTTCTCGGTCGCGAACGGTCATGTGACCTATACTGGTCCCGCTGAGTGGAGCATGCGTAGATTTATCTTGCATAATGCAGCTTTGTGCGCAGCAGCGGGCGGCGTGGATGCGTTCTGCATCGGGTCGGAGATGCGCAGCCTGACCCAGATCCGGGGCGCGAACGGCTTTCCGGCGGTCGATGCATTGCGCGCGATTTTGCACGAGGTACGCACCATTCTGGGGCCAAGCACGAAACTGGGATACGCGGCCGATTGGTCGGAGTATTTCGGATACGCGCCAGCTTTCGCAAGCGGGGATCGGTATTTCCATCTTGATCCGCTCTGGGCGGAACCGGAGTTGGATTTCATTGGCATCGACAATTACATGCCGATTTCGGATTGGCGGGACGGAGAGGATCACACTGACCTGAATGCAGGCTGGGAGTCGATCTACGATCTGGACTATCTCAAGTCCAACATCGAAGGCGGCGAGGGTTTTGATTGGTACTACCAGTCGAGCGCGGCCAACGAGGAGCAGATCCGCACGCCCATCGAAGATGAGGCTTACGGAGAGCCTTGGATCTGGCGCTACAAGGATCTGCGGAATTGGTGGAGCCAGCCGCATTTCGAGCGCATCGGAGGTGTACGGCAAGCGGCGCCCACGGGTTGGGTGCCGCAATCAAAACCGATCTGGTTCACAGAACTGGGCTGCGCAGCCATCGACAAGGGCACCAATCAACCGAACAAATTTCTTGACCCCAAGTCGTCGGAATCTAGTTTGCCCCGCCATTCCAATGGATTGCGGGATGACTTCTTGCAGTTGCAATATCTGAGGGCGATGCACGGCCACTGGACTCAGTCTTCCAACAACCCTGTTTCCGTCGTCTATGGCGGGTCCATGGTGGATATGAGTAATGCTTATGTCTGGGCCTGGGACGCGCGCCCGTTTCCAGTGTTCCCCAACAATGGTGAGCTTTGGAGCGATGGTCCCAACTACCTGTCGGGCCATTGGTTGAACGGGCGCGTTGGTGCGCGGACGTTGGCCTCTGTCGTCGAAGAGGTTTGCCGCCGGTCCGGCGTGGAACAGATCGATACGTCGCGCCTGTATGGTCTGGTAAGCGGTTACATCATTGATGATGTCGTAGACGCGCGCTCTGCTTTGCAACCCTTGATGCTGCGGTTCGGGTTTGACGCGATCGAACGGGATGGCACTTTGGTTTTCCGTATGCGCAATGGTCGGATTTCCTACCGTCTGGATGCGGATCAATTGGTAGAGAGCGATGAGGTTGGGGGCCGTCTTGAGCGGTCCCGGGACTCCGACATCGACCTGACCGGGCGCCTTCGTGTGCGGTTCCTTGAAGCGGGGGCCGACTACGAAGTCGCCGCGGAAGAGGTGGTGCTGCCCGAAGATCGCACCCATTCTGTCGCCACACGTGACTTGCCGATGTCCATGACCCGACGCGAAGGCGTTCAGGTTGCGGAACGGTGGCTGAATGAAGCACGCGTGTCGCGGGAGTCTGTACGTTTTGCTTTGCCCCCTTCGCAAATGCAGCTTGGGGCAGGGGACGTGGTCGCGCTGGACGGGGCCGAGGGCGCGACCGAAGCACGCTACCGTGTGGACCGGGTTGAACAGGCCGGGTTCCAGGTTGTCGATGCGGTTCGGATTGAGCCTCAGCTATATCTGCCGACCGAATTGCCTGATGACCTTCCGCGTCAACGGACATTTGTCGCGCCGTCTCCGGTGACGCCTTTGTTCATGGACCTGCCTTTGCTGAGCGGAGATGAGGTGCCCCATGCGCCGCATTTGGCGTGTACGGCTGAATTCTGGCCTGGCAATGTTGCAGTCTATGCGTCGAACGCGGATGAAAACTATGCGCTGGAGACCATCCTGGAGGATCGCGCAATCATCGGAATTACAGAAAATCCGATGAATGCGGCGGCTTTGGGTCGGTGGGACAATGGCGGTGCGTTGCAGGTGCGGTTGATCCACGGGGAGCTGGAAAGCCGGTCCGAACAATCTGTCCTGAACGGCGCCAATTTGGCGATCATCGGAGACGGATCAACCGGGAATTGGGAAGTTTTCCAGTTTCAGAACGCCGATCTGATCGCGCCCAACACTTATGAACTGTCGCGCAGGTTGCGCGGGCAAGCCGGGAGTGAGGGCCAGATGCCTGCGTCTTGGCCTGTGGGGTCGTGGTTTGTCTTGCTCGATGGTGTGCCCCAGCAAGTTGCATTGACGGCTGCGCAGCGGGGATTGCTTCGACATTACAGAATTGGACCCGCATCGCGGGGTTTCGATGACGGATCATATGTTTATCGGCAGGAAACCTTTGCGGGGAATGGTTTGCGACCTTACGCGCCTTGCCACCTTCGCTATCAAGCGCAGCCCGATGGTGCCGTGAATGTTTCTTGGATACGGCGGGCC